CGGAACCGAGGCGGCGAGCCCCAAACGCCGTGCAGCGTCCAATCCTCAAACCGGATCACGACGAACGCTTCGGGCCTTCGAGGAACAAGGCGATGAGAGCCGCTGAGAACGTCGCTATGGCTCCGGTGGCTTCGGCTGAGATGTCAGCGCCGAGCGACGTGCCGAGGGCGACAGCGGCGACCACGACAGCCTGTAGGCGGGCCGGGTAGGTTTTGATGCGTGACAGCATGGTTTTCTCCTACGTCAGTTTGACGATCACGATGCCGTCAGCGCCATCGCCGCCTGCGTATCCGGCACCGCTGGCGATGTTGGAGTCCATACCACCAGCCCCACCTGCGCCGGGAACTGCGCCGTCTACGCCAGCACCTTCTAGATCGCCGGTTTCTGGCGTGACCTTACTGCTGTTGTTGCCGCCGAAAGACGACAGACCGCCGCCACCGCTGAATCCGGTTTCTACACTCGAGATCCATGAGTGGCCGCCTGCGGTGCCTTGCAATAGCAGATCGCCAGTTGTGCCAATGCCGCCGAGGCCGCCCGTCAAACCTTGTCCCCGAGAAGCAGTGTCAGCTGGCCCCGCTTGTCCGCCAGTGCCGCCTGTTGCTACTGCAATGGTTCCGAACGATGACTGCCCGCCGTCGGTGCCGTCGGTGTTTATTGCGCCGAAACCGCCAGCCCCGATTGTCACGGTTTCAGATGTTGCAAGACTTGCCATCGTTGTATAGACGATCGCTGTGCCGCCACCGCCGCCACCAGAACCAGCCGCGTAGTCATTTGCCGCCAGGTTGTTGTTTTCTGCGCCGCCGCCAGCGCCGCCACCGCCGACGACAGTGATTTCTGCATACGACGCCCACGGGTACGACGCCTTGCTAAAAGAACCAGTCGCCGTAAACTTGACGATCTCGACCCTATTAGTTGCGGCTGCGCCAGTCGCCGTAATGACGTTCGACCACGCACTGCCCGTGTAAATCTGCAACTGGTCACTGTCGCTCAAAAAACACACTTGGCCTTCGCTCGGTGACGTGATGGCGGCATCTCGAGCTGATGACGAGGCGAACACGGTCACGGCTTGCTGCATCAGATACTGGTTTACCTGCGCCGCAGTGAGAATGTCGCCGGCGACAAACGTCCGAAATCCAGATGGTGCCATGTCAGTATCCTAATAGGTCGGTGTCGAGCTCGCCGTAATCGGCTGAGTCAAGAGTGAAGTGAACAAGTCGGGTCGCTGGATCAAGTTGGACGCTGAGCTGCGATTTTTGCGGCGTGATATGCCATTTGACGCCTGTAATAACGCCGGTAAACGACAGCGTGGCAGTTGAGCCTTCGGGGCGTAGCTCGAGGGTCGTTGTGTCGCCGATAGAATATTTGGCGTACTGCCAGGAATCGTTTTGGCCTTCGACGATGGGTTGCAGTTTGATGTTGCTCACGTTCAGCGGCGGTGCGCCGTCGGTGCCGTATTCTGAAAGGAATGCTTGCGCCGAAGCGAGCGTGTCGGCGTCGGTCAATGACAGCAACCCAGAACGGCTGATGCTGCGTCCACCGAACTCATCCACGTTGGAGCTCGCCTGTTGCGTCGTGCCGCCGACGCTGGTGTAGGAAACCTGCGAATAGGACGCCGTGCTGCCGGTCAAGAAGTTGACGGTCGAAAAATAGTGCGGTTCGGTGCCTGATGGCGTCAAACGTGCGTCCCAAAGATTCAGCGCTGTTAGCTCGTTCACACCTGTAACGACTTCGGTGATATTCGGCCTGCCTCGAGAACGAAACGTAAGGCTGTTATAGGGCGTGGTGGCGTCGATTGGTAGGCCGTGCCTCACGTACAGCGAACCACCGACGGTTTGCGACATCGTGGTAAGTAGTGCGCCAGCGGTGGCTGTGGAGTTCGTGATGCCTTGCAGGGTTGGGCCTGGATCGTTGGCTGGATTCACAACAGCGTTTTGGTTTATTTGCGAGCTGAGTGCCGTTGCGCCTCGTAGCAGCCGGTCGATCATTGTTGCTGCTGGGTTTGATGCCAGTGTGAGGCCCTCGGTGAAATCGAAACCCAGTTGCGAAGTATCGAGCACGCCGTCAGTTGCTGAGTCAAGCGTGAAACCGATGGGGTCGCTGTCAAAAACGAGCGTGCCGAGCATTGTAAGGAGGTCAACTACGGTGACTGTGACAGTTGCGGCGTAGGTATCCGAAAACGTGTATTGGATGTCTGTGACAACGCCAGTGAAGGCCGCTGGTGGTCCGTGCGTCCATGTCGGTGCGCCTGCGCCTGTGACTTCGGCGTAGAGTTTCACTATTACATTCAAGAAGCGCGCATTGCTGTAGGTGTTGCCAGCGTCGGGCGTGTAGGCGCTGTCTGTGTTGTCGAGCTCGAGCGTCATGGTGCCGCCGGACGTGTTCAGGCTGTCGCCTTTCACGCCGTAGCTGACCGACGCGCCGAGCACGTCACCAATCGGCACAGCAGCCGGGTTTGGGCCGCCGTCTTTGTCGACCGGCTGAAAGTCAAGCGCCCACGCCCAGGTCGCCATTACAGCTGCCCGGTCAGGATCGGCACCGTACCGCCGTGAGCCCTCGCGTAACGCTGCAACGCTGCCACGACGTCGGCACCATCGCTGCCGGGCGGCATGTTCACAGTAACGTTCATCCCGCCACCGATACCGCCGGCACGATCCAACGGCACCACAGCTTCCGGGCCAGCTTCGCCGATGAGGGCCAGCGTTGGGCCTGTCACGATGCCGCCCTCGGCCAGACCAGGAATGTTGCTCATAAGGCCGGTAATGCCGCCGATAGCTCCGCCGATGATTGAGCCGCCTGGGATGAGCGACTCGAGGGCTGACATGACTGCGCCTGGTGCGGCTTTGATACCGGCGATGATGCCGTTGACGATCGCTCTGCCGACGTCGTAGAGAGCATTGAAGATGCCGGTGATGGCTTCACGGAACTTGTTGGGCAGATCCATGACGAACGAGATGAGCCCGCCGATGGCGTCGATGATGTCGCTCAGTACGCTGCCGACGTCGTCTTTGAGGAACCGGAAGATGCCAACGATCAGGTCGATGTTGGTTTTTACCGAGTTGTAGAGCGTTTGGATGACGGCAACGACGACGCTGACAACCGTGTCGACGATGTTGCGGAACGTCTCGAAGTTTTCGTAGGCGTACACGACCGCAGCGACAACCGCAGCTAATGCTGCGACAATGAGCACGAACGGGCTGAGTAGCGCCAGGAACGCTGTGATGAGCGAATACACCGCATAGACCATGACCCCTCCAATCACAACTGCCACAGCAGCCATGATCGGTTTGTTGCGTTTCATCCAATCTTCGATCGGTGCGAGCTTTTCGCGTAGCACGGTGACGACGCCGGCGAGACCTTCTTCGCTGAATGCTACGACCAGGTCCTCGATGACGACGAGCACAGCTTCAATCGCTGGCATTAGGCCGACTTTGACACGGTTGGTGAGCACAGCGAACCGGTCGCTGAGCGTCAGCATCCCGTCGGCTTGTTCGGCGACAAGGCCGGTGCCGTCGCCGAGTAGGTTGCCGAAGTTTTCAAGGTCAAAGTTCCCGCTGCGGATGGCTGCTGAAAGGCGTTGTGCGCCCTCGGCTCCAAACGCTTGAGTAGCGAGGTTTAGGGCTTCGGTGTCGCTGGTGGCGGCCTGAATAGCGGCAACGGTTTCCTCGAGCGCTTTGCGTGGTTCGCCGCCGGCTGCGGCGATGTCGCGTGCGAACTTGTTCAGGCCAGGCGAGATGCGGGTGACGTCGATGCCTGCCTGCTCGAGGCCGCCCATGAGCGCCGTGGTTTCCTCAAGCGAGAAACCCATGTTGGCAAATACGGGTCCGAACTGTTCGACGCTGCCGAGCAGCTCGTCAAGTGGTCGGCCGGTTTGCTGTGCGACTCGGAGCAAGTCGCCGAGGGCTTCGTCGGCGTTGTTTTCGCCGAACACGGTGAGCGCCGAGTCGGCGATCGTGATTGCTTGCGAAACGTCGGTGCCGGCGACGCGTGCAAAGTCGAGAAATAGTTGCGTTTGTTCCTCGAGTTGTTTGCCGGTTGTGCCGAAGTTGGTGGACACGTCGGCGAGGGCGCGTGAAACGTCGTCAAAGGAGTCTGGTACGTCGGTTGCGACGCTGCGTGCGGAGTCGATTAGGCCGTCGAGGGCGTCGCCGGATGCGCCTGTGCCAGCGATGATGTTGTTGCGCATCGTTTCGATGTCGCCACCGAGGTCGATCGCCATTTTGCCGCCAGCGATCGCCGCACCAGCGAAAGCTAGTTTGGCTGCGCTTGAGAACTTTTTTAGCTGCGTTTGTGCGCCGGTCAGCGAGCGCTGAAAGTTTTTGGAATCGCCGAGAATGGCGACGTTTATGACACTGGTGCCGACAGCCATGACCTGATCCTAGAACGCCTTCCGAATGATCTCTCGGACCTGGTCGTCGTAGGCTCTCACCACGGCTTCACGCCGATCGTCGAGCGCGTCGTACATGAACGGCTGCGGGCGTATTCCTCGAGCGCCCCAACCGAAATGGATCGGCCCGGCATATGGCACCGAGCTCGGCCCGGATTTGCGGTTGTTGCCGGCACGGACACGGGCAGCGGTTTTCGTACCTGATCCTCGGATCGAACGCTGAAGGCGGCCTGACCTCACCGGCACTTTGCGTTTTGCTGAGTCTGCGACGTCGTCTGCGAGGCGTTTGTGCAGCTCTTTCAGGTCGCTCATGTCGTCGCCAACTTCACGAAACGCTCGCCGCAGTTTGCGGCCGCCCTCGATCTGCAATGCTGGTTTCATGTCAGCGCCTCCTAGCGGCTTTCTCACGCTCTCGGGCTTGTTCTCGCAGTATTGCGTACAACGCCCGTATGACCTTCGGAGAGGCCGCCTGAAGCTCGCTAAGAGGCTGCCCTGTGGCGAGGGCGAGCGAAGCTAGCTGATAGGCGGCCCCTTGTCGGCTAAAGGGTCGGTGTCGCTCTCGAAGTTCATGTCGGCGAGTTGCTGTTTGAACTTGTCGAACGTGGGCACGGTGAGGCCGTCGCTGCGGCGGCATTCCCACGCAAGCCAGCAAAGATGCTCGAGTTTCATTTGTTCGAGCGCTTTGATACCGCTGTCCAGCTTGAAGTAGAGCTCCATGCGTAGCACGGTGCCCATGTTGGGCGTGCTGCGCACGGATTCTGTCTCGCCTTCCAGTCTTGACGTAATCGTCAGGTCGAGCATGTTGCTCTCTTTCTGCTATGAGGTAGCGGTGGTGACCGCTCCGCTCATCGGCCAGGTGACCGAGATGGTGGCGAGGTCGGCGACGCCGCCGTCAATGAACGGCACTTCGGTGACAAGGCACGACACCGACTTCTTCGGGTTCGTGGCGGCCACAGCGTCCGAGGTCGGGGTGACTTCGACGGTAGTGACCGTGCCGAGCAGCGTGTCGAGGGTCGCGTACACCTCGGACGCAGCGAAGTCCTGCAAGAACTCAATGGAGACGCTGCCGTCTTGGAGGCCACCGATGCGGGTGATGTTGGCATCGCCCATAGCAGTTGTGTCGAGCTCAGCAGCGCTGTTGGTGAACGTCACGCTGGTGATGTGATCCGTCAGGTCGACCGAATTGATGGTGACTGTGACGGTGTTCTGGTTGAATACGGCCATCAGTCGGCCTCACTTTCCGGTTCTGCCTTGCGGCTTTTCTTGGGTTCATCGGCGGACAGGTGCCCGCCGGCGATCAGTGCGGGCACGTTTGCGCCCTCGAGGTCGTCATCGGTGACGGTGTCGCCCTGGGCGTGCCCGGCGAGCCGATCCGATTTCACGGTGTATTTCATCTGGCGTGGACCTCCACGAGGAATCGTGCGCCGATGTAGGCGCTGTCAGCCCACTCTACTATCCCGTAGTCGGTGGCCTGTGTGACCTGACACGTGAGCGCTGAGCCGTCCAATGTCGGGTCGGCTTCGATCGCTGCCGGTACGGAACCGGTTCCCGAGATGAGGGCGTCGAGGGCGTTTTGGGAGTATTCCTCGGCCATGTTCTGCAACATGACAACGATCTCAAACCGGAACGCTGTCAGGCTGCCGCCAGCACCAACCATCGTTTCGTGATAGGTGGCGATCGGGCGAGCCGGGACGACAACAGCCGACGGGACCGTTACCGAACCAGGAACCGTGTCATAGATGGTGAGGAACGGTGTAGCGGTGACGGCCTCGAGGCGCGTCGCCAGGCCGGTTTTGATTGCGCCGTAGTCGGCCACTATGCGACACCGATGCGTTTGTGAGGCTGCAACAAGGCGGCCACGTCAGGATCGGTGCGCGAGATGCGGGCGATGCCGTAATCAGCGAAACCGGTGACGATGCCGAGCGGCGACGCCTTCCGCTGATACAGGCGGGCAGCGAGGATCAGCGCCGCCTGTTGAATGCCGTAAGGCACGCCGGTGCTGATCTGATCGCCCCACGCTGCGGTCACCTCGACGCCTGGGCGTTGACTGTCGTACCTCGGCCAGTCGCCTGACACGTTCAACAGCGCGTTGTACGGCGCAGCGTTGAACGGTTGCACCAGGAAATCGGTCGTGATCGTCAACGTCGTGTCATAGGTGCCGTCGTTGTTGGTGTCGGTTTTCACGACAAGGCCGGCGGTGGTGTTGAACCGGTCGACGAGCAGCAGCTCGGGGTCGCCAGCGAGAAAGACGCGTGCCTCGGATACCGTCTCGAACGTTTCGTTGCAGTAGCCGTCAACGAGCTCCTGGGCGGCGTTGATCGCAGCGGTGAGCGGCGTATCTTCCGACTCGGTGGAGTACGGAATGCCCAGATAGTCCTTGATAATCGGCAGCGTTGTGTAGGCCATCTACTTTTTGGCGGCCTTCTTCGCCGGCTTCTTGGCGGGCTTTTCGGCGGGTTCGGGCGCAGCCTTGTCGGCTGGCTTCTTGATCCGAGCTGGTGCCTGCTTTTCCCACAGATTCATAGTGGACCTTTCGGGATGGTGCTACCCGAGGCCCCGGCGGAGACTGGATGCCGCCGGAGCCTCGAGCAGCGAGCGGTGACCTATCAGAAGGTCGGGGTGACGAGGCCGGTGCCGGAGATGACCGAGATGCTCGCCGGGTAGCGGCCTGCAACGAAGCAGGCGTACTGATAGGCGACCATCGTGACGGTCAGGTTGAGGCCAGCGGTCTGGTCCATGCGCACCATTGCGGGGCTGCCAGCGTCCTCAAACAAGAGCATGTCGGCACGACGGACGATGTAGATTTCGTCCTCGTTGGTGCCTGCGCCTGCGTTGGTGACCACGTTGGCGTCGGTGACGACCGGAAGGCCAGCGATCGACGCTCCAGTGTTGCCGTAGCCAGCGATCGGGCCGACACCCATCGCGTTCTGCGGCACGTTCTGAGTCGGAACGACGAGCGGGCGGTTGCTCGAGTCGACGCCAGCCTGCATGAACGCCAGGCGACGAGGGTGCATGACGATCAGGTCAGCGCCCGCATAGCGGTTGCTGTTGACCTGCTGGATGCCGTCCACGATCTTCGAGTACAGCTCGGCAGCGGTCGGCGAAGCGTCGGTGTAGGTCACGCCGTTCGTGCCGCCCACGTTCGTCAGGCCGAGAAGCTGACCGGACGAGCCGGAGCCGTTCAGGAGCTGATTGTCGAGGGTGGTCGCCATTGCGCCCATCATGTCGGCGGCAACGAGGGCGTCGATGCCGGTGCCACGCTCGATCGCCTGACGGCTGAGCTGCTGGCCTGCGGCGATCGTGCGCACGTCGACCGTGAGCAGCGTGTCGTCGATGTCGGTTTCAGACACGGCGTCGTTTTCGGCGGCCTGGACGGCAGCGGACGAACCGGTCGTGACTCGGGAAATGTTGACCGTGAGACCATCGGCGGGCAGCGGAAGGCCGGTGCACTGATCGGCGAACGGCCGACCGGCACGGGCGAGCTCGGCTGCGAGCTGCGTCAGGTACTGCGGGACGACCAGGCCGGCGTAGTTGGCGGTGGTGCCGTCACGATGCTCGACAGCCATTTCGTCACGGTGACGACGCAGACGCTCGGAAGCTTCTGGGCTGCCGTAAACCTGCGAGTGGTACATATCCGAGAAAAAGCTGTGCGAGCGGGTCTCGGAGTAGGTGAGCGGTTCGTCTTTGACGTGCACGACGCCGGCGGCTGCACGGCTTTCGGGTTCGGCGGTCGCGGAAACCTCGGCGCGCATCGCTGCGGCCTCAAGGTTGCTGACCTGCAAGTCACGCAGCTCGGCGATGCGAGCGTCGAGGGCGTCGGCCCTGCTCTTCAGGTCGTTCAGGTTGGCGTCCTCGGTGTCGGTGAGGTCGCGGTGATCGTCGGCGGCACGGGTAAGGATGCCTTCGACGGTTTCGGTGAGCTCGGCGCGTTCGGCGACAAGCTGGTCAAGTAGACGCATTAGCGTTTGCCCTTCGGGTCGGAGTTTTTCGGGTTCCGTCGGGTGCGGTCAAGGTGCTCGGAGCGACCGAGCGGCGTCAACTGCGGCGCGTCGTGTTTGGTGATAATACCGCACAGCGGCGGCACGTCACGGCATTAGTCGGTTAGGTACAGGATTGAAATGGCTTGGTCAGCGTTGCCGGATACGGCCCACAGTTCGCAGTCGGCAGGCACGTACAAACCGATTTGGGCGTTTTTGTTGACCTCGAGCCCGTTTGATGTGGTGACATCAGAGCCGCCTAGGTATACCGGGTGGCTTGAATCGTCGTGCAAGTAGACACGCCGGTTGACGTTGTTAGCGGTCAGGATTCGCACGGCTGTCAGCCCGACGGTGATCTGCTCCGACTTGAGGCTCATGTAAGGAACTCGGCGCGACGACGGGCGAGGCGTGGCGCAGCGCTGGCGTCGTCAGGGTCGAAATGGCGCACAGCAAGCACTCGAGCGTCGTCGTAGGCAGGCACCGCAACGAAACCGACGTGGTCCATGCGGGCCTCGACGCGCACGATGTGCTGGCGGTCGCCTCGCATCTCAGACCGGTTACGGATCGGGATGAAACCAACCGACAGGCCCGAAACCATGCCGTCGTCAGCGAGCTCAAGGACTTCTCGGGCGCGTTCGGTGCGTGCCATACGGAAGTCAGCGATCAGCCCGTCAGACGTGTTTTGCCACGAAATAGACGTGCCGACAGGAAGCGTCGTGCGGCTTTCGTGTTGCTGGTAGAGCGGGATGCGGTCGCCTCGTTCGGCGAGGGTTTTGGTGAACGCTCCACGCTCAAACGATTCAGTAACGCCGGACGGCATCCGGTATTCGCCGGACCACGGGACAACAACGCCGACAAGGTGCCGATAACCGTCGTCGTCGACACGGGTTTCGATGCCGTCAAACGGGATCGTGCGGTTCTCGATTTCGGTCATTCTGCTCCCATCCCTTCAAGGGCTCGGACTTCGTCGACTGTCATAAACCCAGCCCGCAGGGCGATCTCGTGCGCCTGGTAACGCTCAAAAGTCGCTGCGCGTAGCAGCGCGTCCATGTTGAACTGTGCCCGTTGCCCTCGAGGTAGCAGCGTCGACAGCCCTTGTTCGATTTTGACAGCCAGCGGCCGCAACGTGAACCGCACGAAGAACTGCGAATCCTGTTGCACGTTGCTGTACGTCTTGGAATCGCCCGTCGTGGGCACGCCGACGAGGTGCGGGTTGACGCCGAACAGGGTGCACACTTGGAGCGCGTTGTAGCGGCGGCTGTCGAGCAGTTCCATGTCGACCGATGAGAACTCGAGCGGCTGGTATTTGACGCCGCCTGACAGTACGGCGGGGCCTCGTTGGCGGCCGCCGTTGCCTGCGATCCACGCCTGTTTCAGTTCGACGGCTTGGTCGCTGGTGAGCTCGTTGTCGGACATCAGCACGCCGTCGGGCACCGAGCCGGTGGTGAACATGCCGGATGCGTATTGGTCGCCGGCGATTGACTGTGCGATGGCTTGGCGGTTGTAGTCGAGCGGGCCGAGGCCGACAACATGGCCGGGCAGCGTGAAATTGCGGATGTGCAGGACGTCCTCGAACGGGATGATGCCTCGGCTGGTGCGGTATACGGGCTGCCCGTCTACCACGGTGACTTGGATGGCTTGCGGGTCGAGGAGGACCATGGCTTGCGGGAAACCGAGGCTGTCGCGTGCGCCGAGCAGGATGTAGGCGTTGCCGTTTACCAGCATCGAAACGACCAACGCCGACATGAACTCGGAGTAGGTGCGGTCGGGTTCTGGTGCCCGTAGCAGCGTCGGTGTCGGGATGCGTTCGCCGTTGCGTTCGACGTGCATCGGCATAGCGCCTATTTGGTCGGAGATCAGCGCCACGCAACGGTTCGCAACAACGCTGGACAGCAGCGTGTCACGGGTGACCGAAATAGGCCCGGTGATGGCTTGCGACGTCAGCGACCTAGGCGGCAGCTCGATCGTGGTCGCCCTCGTTTCGGTGCGCTTGAACAGTTCGCCGATCATCGCCTACCGGCCTCGAGGGCTGTGGAAACGACAACGACAGCGAGCCCGCCAGCGGTAACCGACGCCCACAGGTTTGACGTGGCGAGGCCAATACCGACCACAGACAGGATCAGGCCGGCGGCCTGGGCAACAACGTGTTTCATTAGTGCACCATCGGTTTCGGCTTATCTGGGACAGCTACAGCGCCCCAGACCGCAAGGCTAGCAGCCACCAATGGCGTGATTGGTGACTCGTCGCTCGTGCGCTTCCAGGCCCACCGGTCGCCGAGGCGTCGGCGAGTAGCCGCACCGACAGCGTCGGAGAGCAGCGTGTCGCCCAAATGCGCCAGCGTGCCGTCGTGGATGGCGTCGAACATGGTGCCGCACGCTGCGGCGTAGTCCCGTGCGCCGACCTCGAGCCGGTCCACGTTCTGCAAATGCGGCAGCAGCGAAGCGGCAGCAGCGCCGGCGTCGATAACAACGGTGGCGTTCCAACGGCGAGCGATCTCGGTGATACGGGCCGGGAGCCAGCCGACACCGGCACGATGGTCAACAACCTCGACAAGGTAGCGGCCCTCAGGCGTCACTGACGCTATGCAGATGCTAGAAGTATCGCGCATGGGTGAGACATCGACGCCGAGGGCGAGGCGTTCGCCGTGCGCCATGTCTGTTTCGATGAGCCGAGCGAACTGGCCTACGTCGAGAA